GCATAGCCGTTACCAGTTTTATCCATCTCAATTTTCCAGAGTCTATCGTCTTGGTATTTGTTTTTGTTTGATTGGTCCTCTGGTTTAAGATTTTGTTCCAGAGCTTTAGTTAATTTGTCAAAGTTACTTGACGAGGTCTTTAATGTTTCGAAATCCATATTAGTTCTCCTTATTTTCGTATTTCGTATTTGTGTTACCTGTATAATCGGTATCAATATTATTTATAAGAGTTCTCACTCTGATTTACCCACTTTTTTAGACTTTCTGCTTTCGCTTTCTTGTCATAACAAGCTTTTGGTAGTTGTTTCATAATAAGATACTCTCTCATCTTTTCACATTTCGATATTATATAATCTAATAATCGTATCATAATAAAATATGCGTCTTTCGTGGGATTAGTTGGAACGCACCCACAATCTTCCGGGAAGAGTCCATCTATGAGAAAGATAGTCCCTACTCAAAACTAAACATGGTGTCTTCAGCCACTCGGCCGTAACCCTCCATGTCCATGCCTTTAGCCCTCTTAAGCTATATTCAGCCAGAAAGAATATTACATTTGCAATTGTAAAATTGTTACGCATAATATCTATTATACACTTTTTCATCAATTTGTCAAGCCTAGGACGCTAGGCGTCACCAACTTATTTTGCAATTGTGAATAGTCTATATAGAATACATTTTTACCTACAAACCGTTGCCATAACTCAATCCTTTGAGATACCTTGTCTGGACCTTTATCTGCGTTAGGATTGACCTTATAGAATTTGGTTTTAGGAAATTCTTTAATTAGATTACACCATTGTTGTTCCCAATTTACGCCTGGTGTTGGCGAGTTCTCTTTGGCAACATAATGTTTTGTACCAGCAAATAGGTTATTGACCGTATTTGTATTACTATGTAAATCATGGCCTAGTAAATAGACCTCATCTGGTTTTTCATTTGTCAATGCAATCATACCACTTGTTGGACCGGCAGCCCAACCTCTATCTTTTTTAAATTCTGTATTATCTCTATAAAAGTCTGTCAAACTGGTTGCCTTATCACCATCATGTACCCAACTAACATTACAATCTGAAAAATCTAATTCTTTTTTCATTACATCATAAGTTTCTGGTTTATTTTCATATCTTCTTATGATACTAACTTTACCAGCCATATTCATACCGTGCATTACAAATTCTGTACGGTCACCTTTTTCATTTTCATTAAACTTATCAAAATGTTTTTTTACTTTTGCTCTTTCATCCAAGTTTAAACCTGCCCACTTCATCATCTCATAATGGCCTTCTGGTACTCTAGTCCAATCTCTAAAATAACAAGGTATCTCATCAGCCACACCTGCATTATAAATTTCGTGCATAATACCATGGTCAACTGCAATCAAGACATCTGGTCTAAAACCATCTCTGTAAATGGCATTACAAGCATATATCTTACCATGTGGTCTTAAAGATTCTAAATCAAAATCTTTTCTACTACCACCGTTACCTATTAAAAATACTTTACCAGCCATATTCGTCCTCAGGATTCATTACAATACCAACCTTGTTACATTTTCATCTTTGCCTGTCACACCTCTAATAAAATAATTTGCACCAATAACAATTCTATCTGTATCACTTTCGTTAGGTTCTGTACCATGTACTAAATCGCCAGGAAATAAAACCATATCATGTGTTTTAACATCAATATTCCATCTAGGCGAATTAAACAATGTCCATTCTTTTATATCATAATCTAAAAAGTGTATTTTTTCTAACATAGATTTATTTTCTAGGAAATATAATCTACCACTTTCTACTTGTTGATAATAAACAGCACTAATAAAAACACCTTTATGTTTGTGTTGTTTATGACTATGACCTTTTTTGTTTATAGAAATCCAGCTTGAGGTCATTTCTAATTTATTTCCGATACCTAAAACATTATCTCTATATTGTTCTACAGCAGCATTAAATTGTTGTTTTAAATTGGCATTTTCTGGTTCATCTAATACATAAATGTTTTTAGATGTTTGAGCTGCCGTATCATCATCATGGGCACCTCTGTATTCATATTTTGATATATCAATTTCATCAAACTTTTTACTTGTTGAGGCAACAGGATTACCCCATATTGGTAACAAATCAAAATTCAACTTATCCATAATAATAATTTACAATCCCTAATGTATAGATAGCTAATGATATAGAATTTAAAACTATCAATGCTCTATCATGCCATAACATACCAACTATCAACCAACCTACAAAACCTATATTTGCAATAAACAAGTTAATAGGAAATAACTCTACAGCGGTAAACATCATAGCAATAATTAATGTTATACTACTTGCCCATTTGATATACCATGACAAGTCACCTCTTGGTGTTACTTTTTTAAAAACTCTTGTACTATTTAACTTTGCTATTTTTTCGTCCAACTTTTCTCTTATAGGTTCTATGCTCATACAAAAACCTCTTTCATTATCATTTTACATTCTGTTTCATTATACTTCATAAATCCTTTTAACTTGGCCATCTTAAATGCGATTTTAGGCCATACAACTTTTTCAGAAATATCTTTAGACCAATTTTTACTATACGATAAAACTGAATCAAGAATGATGGCGGTTTGGATGTTAATTTTCCTTTGAAGAAGTAATCGTAACATTGTAGGATGTTGTCCATTATTAATGAGTAGAACATCATTAAACCTAGCCATATTACCCCCAATACTATCATAGAGTACGCCACAATCGCTTCGAAAGTGATAACTAACACTTTCTTTATACTTTCTATACTCCAAATAGTTGTCTTTGCCATCATTTTCTAATAAACTCTTTACCCATTTTTTATCATCTTTTGCGAAATTAGCCACAAAGAAATCAAGTATTTCATCTTCATTATATTGTGTGCTAAGTTTGTGAAAAAAATACCTATCATTCCTAGATGTAAATGTATCCAATTTTGCATTGATTTTGCCGTCATACTTATTATAATCATATGTAGTCGAAGTAAAATGTAGCTTAACGGCCAAGTAAGTTTTATATACTGAAAATCCATCATGCCTTGTCATTTAATTTGTATTCAAAGTTTTGTGTTTCATCATTTATATGTATCTGTTTTGCACCATTACTAATATGAAAATGTGTTGCCATTGGTGTAAGTGGTGATAAAGTTATCAATCTACCAAAATTTAGTCTTTCTGCATATTCTTTTAATTTAATAATTATCTCTCTGCCTGCACCTCTTTTCCTAGACCATACAGTATATGCTACAATTATTTCGCCTCGCTGACCGTCTTGATTAGCGGCCTGACTCATATAGTCCATTTCTCTTACAGTAAATGGCACTTCAGGACACATAGCAACACAAACAATAGCCTCAATTTCATCATTATATTTTAGGCCAAATATTTTTCTGCCGTGCATAATACGAAAACCAAGGGTCAGCTCAGGTCTTACAGGATCCTCTGATACATCAATGTCATCAAGTTCGACAAGTTCAGTACCTTTGACCCACTTAAAAAAATCTTCTATTTTATTTTTATATTTTTTCATCTAGTAAACACTTTGCACTTATAGGAAAATGGTCAAGTAAATGCCTTGCCATTTGTGTAGTTATCATTCTTGTTTCTTCTTGCGAATCTGGTTTGTTTCTTAAATTACAAACACGAGCAAAGGCCATCAATGAACCAGTCCAATACCACTCTGTCATCATATTTTGAGGTAGTACCATTCTTGCCATTTCAGGAGCAATGCCTTCTTTAATCATTTTTTCATATGTATTCTTAGCCTCATCTACCAAAGGCATAATATCAAATTCATGTTCTAGCTCACTTGAACCTTGTTTTTTATTGTCTGGTTTACCACGCCACATAAATGGCACATAAAATTCTGGTTCGTAATCTACATATCTTCTACTTACTTCATTCCAAACTAAACCAACTTGGTGTTTTACCAATTGTCTTGCAACAAAGATAGGTGCTTTAATTAAAAACTGCAATGTAGTATGACCAAATGGTGACCAATGGTCATGGTCAGCTAGATATTTAATTAACTTCTCATCTCCTTGGTCTATTAATTCTTTTCTTTTTGAAAATGATACACGAGCTGCATTTACAACTGATAAATCACTACCCATTTTGTCAACTAATTGTATGTTCATATCGGCAACTTTCCTTGTGGTGCTGAGCTACTATTCTTTAGTAACTTTAGTTGGATTGCGTCTGCTTTGATTTTTTCTTTTAGGGATTTAGACACCATACTACCTACAGTACCAGGGTCTAGGTCATTCTCTTTACAAAATTCCAAGATTGCGTCCATAAGACTACATCTTTTTTCTTTTGCTAACTTCTCAATTTTTAAACTAAATTCTTTGCTATTCATGTAATCATTATACCATATTAAAATTAAAAGTCAAGCGTGAGTTTATTCTGTTACGAGGAAAACTCACAAAACCCTAAGCAGTTATTAAGCTGCTAATGCAAAGTTATTATCGTTTGCGTTTAATTAGCATTTAAGGTTGCCACCTATTAATCTCTTACAATTTTCTCAACACCTGTCGAAACCTATATCAGCCCCATCAAAACTACATGAAAATTGTCTGTGTTAATCTTTTCATGTAGTTATGGTGGAGCTGGAGGGAATCGCACCCTCGTCCAGCGTGTTTACCATAATTGTCGTCAACGACTAATTCTTATGTCCTGACACCAGGAAAACTTAAACCAAATGCTCTATATAACATACAACTTTCTAAACCTGACGGAGCTGTAATTACTGACATTGCTTCTGTTCTTTCTTTATTAACAAAATAACTTACCATGTAAACAGGCATACCATTAGGGTCTGCGTTTTCGTGGCCAAATGACAATGATTGTAACTCATAATTATGGTCTGTCAAATAGTCGTTTACAATTTCTGTAGGACCACAAACAACTGGTATTTGTGACCATCCTAAACCATACTCGTCTATAGATTTATGTTCCGCAATTGCTGTACTAGAAAATACAAGTGTAGCAATTACAAATAATGTTTTTAACATTGCTTTTGTCCTTTATTATGACTAAACTTTATCTTTGTTTAGTTCTTCATAATATTTATAAAAGCCTTGTATCTGTTTCTTTAGAGGTTCGATATAATCTTTAGTTTCTTTGATATAAGTTTGAGCATTACCGTCTTCACAGGCAATAAGGATAACAATTTGTTCTATGGGTTTCCCGAATAGCTCTTCATACATAATAGCATAGGCAGTACATTGCATAAAGTAATTTTGTACCCAAGCTTCTTGCTTAAACTTATTAGAGGTCTTAAAATCAATTACAGATAATTTACCATTATACTCTGCGACACAATCGACCTGACCAGCAAGTGTTAATTGTTTACTGTACATAATGTTTTCAAGCAAATGTACATTATCAATTTGGTCTACATATGGTTTAATCAATCTGAATAAACCTATAGGCAATACTGCCGACTCTGACGGTGTTTCTGATTTAATATATTGTTCTATAAGGTTGTGTGTTGCCTTACCACGAGCAGCTGCTCTTCGCATTTCATAATTAGCAACATCTTCGCCAATTGATTCACGCCACTTTTTAATACCGTCACCAGTATTATATCCTAATATTGTGGTTACTGAAGGATAATTATGACCATCTACATCATAAAACCTCATACCATCTATACGCTTACCTTTTGTTTTTGGAAGTACACTCTTATCCAGGTCTACAAATTTAAATGTCATAATATTCTCCTTTTGTCATTTTTACTATTATATAATCAATCTATCTATTTGTCAAGCCTTATTTGTAATTAGCTGACAATATAATTCTTTTATCTGGTATTTTCTTGGAAAGTGTATAATGTTCTAAATAACTTCTAAACATTAACAACCTACCCTCTACTGGTGGATAACTACAATCATTATAAGTCCAATCATTTAATCTATCTTGTGTGTTCCAATCATCATTGACCGTTAAGTTCATAGGATTCATCATATCGGTAACTGGATTTTTAAATCTAGTGCCCTCATCTTCTATATTGGATTTTAGAAAAAAGTTTATACTTACAACTGAACCAGTATGAGCATGAGCTGGATTAGATTCACCCTCTGGATAATCTATTGACCAACTTTCAAAACATTTTGGATACTGATTGTGAAAATTGTGTTTTCTATAAAAAAGTTTAACTTGTGAATCAATCCAATCTGATAATTTTTCAAATTTTTTATCGTCATGCCAATTGTGATATGACCTGCCATTGTCATCATAATTCATAGTTATATTTTGATAAAGTATCAAAGGCCAAATGTCCTTTTTTACTTCTTCAAAAAAAGGACAATCTGACCATGCAATTATTGTTGGAAACCATTCATCATAATTCATTATATACCCTTTTTACAATACAAATCGTTTATAAAATCTCTCTCCGACTTAAACGGTTCTGTTTCTCAGCTAATCATTGACAAGGCTAATTCAGTAGTTTCATCTACTCGTCTTGTCCAACCTTTACCAAATGTAGCAAATGTACTTAAATTTTCATAATAAGTTTGTCTTGCACCTTGGAAGTCTTCAATACATTTTTCTAAACCCTTAGCGTCAACATATTCTTTTAGTTTTGCTAGTGTGTTTGGTCCAATACCACCATCTGCAACTGTACCTATCATAGTCTGTAGGTATTTTGCACTACGACCTGGACCTGCATTTACACCAAAGTCAAAAACGCAAAGGTCTAAACCATTTGGTAGTTCATCACCTTTCATTTTATCCCAATAACCTTTTTT